ATGAGTTTCTTTTCCTCAAATTCTTCGCGCCCGTACCAAAAGAACTCCCTCACCGCTGTGCCAATTACCTCGACGGCGTGAGCTTCAGGCGAAACATTCGCCTTCTGCACACACACTGTCAACATCTTGTTCAAAGATGTTCGGTCAAGTGGCGCCACAAATGCTCGCACTTCAGGATCCCACCGCCAAGTCCTCTTCAAAAAGTTGGCTTGGTCGATGTTGATGTACGGGACAGATTCAGCGTCTTTGTCTGCCATTGTGTAACCGATGTCCACGTTTTGTAACGTGGTCTGGATTGCGGTGTGGTTAAACCACGGACACGCTTCAGAAACCCCCATGATGTTGTCATCACCATAGGTCATCAGTCGCACATTCTCACGGAATGGGCGCGCAGCCTCTCCCAAAGGACGCAACACGATATAGCAGTAACGCATATAAAGTGAGTTTGCCAACCCGTTGACAATTACTGTCAAAGGGTGTCCAGATGGGTTGCTTCCGTAAAATTCGATCAAATCGCCATGGAAGTCGACAACCGGATAAGCGGTGTCATACGCAATACCGCGCACGACGTTCAGCTCATCATCGGTATACCCAGCACGTGTGCAGATCCTCTCGATGATGCCGAATGCCGCCAATATTACATTAGCGGGCATACGCTTGTCGAACTTGCTGTAATCACCGGCCACAATGCGCTCACGTCCGAATTCTGTAATGAATTCATAAATACGTTGCCACTCAAGCGACTGCACAATAGTGCCTGGCCCCAGCTCGTACGTAAAACGGTTATTCTGCAAGTGCACAATAACAGACAGGAGGTACATTCGCACCACCAAAGTGTGTGCTAAACTAGATGCCGTGAAAACACGCGTCTTACCGGCTTGTGCCTTCTCGAACGTTACGGGCTCATCCTTAAGATGACCACAGTACACTGGGTGCACACGTTCTTTGCGCTGATACGTCGCAATAATGCGAGTGATCTCGCCTTTAATCTCATCGACAACATCCACATCAGTTGATGTCGTTTCGTCGACAAAGCGTAAAAAGCGTTTCTTTGGGCACTTATAAGGGCACCCGGCACTTGTCTTACGGTTCAACTTGTCGCAGTACGTAACACCTGGTGCTCCATTAAGAGCAACTGCAAGCGGATACACATGTACCGCACCCAACTCTAGTTGTGGGACATTTTCGAAGTCGGCAACAGCCTCCTCCAGAATGTCTTCATTCAAGAGTGTTACAGGGCGCGTCATGTCGTTCAATGCTAGTCGCCATGGGACACGCGACATGTCAGGTCGTGTGCGCTCGATGGAAAATCCACGTGCTTCACATGCCGCAGCAATGCAAGTCAGACCAACATTAGTCTTACTTTGCTGACGGAACTCCTTCAAAAAGGATCCGACAACACGCGCACTACCAGGATTACTAGTGTGCACCGTGCTT